GTCCAGTTTCTCAACGCTGGTGATGACCTTGTCATCCAAATCAAGGGATAGCAATTTCTTGGCAGCCTCTCTCGTCAACGGAGTGTTAAACCGTTCCATCTCCCGCCACCTCCATCTGCCCATCCACCTGCATCGATTTGGCAAGGCGGCGGTATGTGTCCAGCTCGTCCAGTGCCCGCTTGCGGTACATGGCAAGGAGCATCTTCTTCTCCTCGTCCGTCTCCGCCAGTTTGTACCCGCCATCCGGCAAAGCCACAATGGGCACCCCCTGTCGCCGCTGGGCTCGGATCATTCGCCGGTTCTCTCTGTCCGGCATCCCGGTCAGTGCTTCAAGGTTTTTCCGGGTGTATGTAATGCCGGGAATCATGCGTAATGTGGTCATGTCATTCCTCCCCAAACCATTTTTTCGTCACGGCGATAGGAAATTCCTCGATTTCACTTGCCCAGCGTGCCGTGCCCTTGCCGTTGTGCCGTTCGAACACCAGTGGAAAGCCGCCGATGCCGTCAAACAGGCTACCCATCGTAACAGGGCGAAGATATTGCGCACTGATACGCTTTGCCAGGAAGTCCCAGAAGGGCAGGGCGATGGAGTTACCCAGTGCCTTGTAGCGCGGGCTGTCGCTTGGTTTGCGCAGCTTGCCCTTACTGTCGCGCCACTCGCCAATGTCTGTCCATCCGTCCGAGAAACCTTGCAGCCGTTCGCACTCCATCGGTGTAAGGCGTCGCACAATCATTCCCGTTCTCACGGTGTTCTGCAAATTGTAGCTGATTCCGCCGTTTGGTTTTGCCTGCAAAGTCCCGTTTGTTTCGCCGCCCTCTCGGAAGTTCCGGCAGTCAACAGCACAAACAAGGTCTGTGCTGTCCTTAAAGTCCCGCTGCTTGCAACTGCTTGCAACCTCTCCGGCACGGTAATCTCCGAACCCTTGCATTTGATATGTCAGCGGCACTTGGTTTCCGCCTGTTCCCATACGGGCTTGCAAACTCGGAACGATCTCGCCGCAGTCTCGGATGATGTCGCAAGCATGGCTCATATCCAGACAAGATATCGCAAGCCTTCCTCTAATATCCGCATCATGCTTTGGAGCACCAGCGCCAGCTCGCAGTGTGCTTGCAACCTCTGTCAGTGCCTGCGAAGGCATTACGCAGTCTCGCTGAGTTCCCATGCAGAATATCGTCTGGTCGTTGCCGGTGCCGAGCGTCCCGCTCTTGTCCTCCTGCACTAAAGCGCCTTTTCCTCCTCCGTCACAGCCCCCCCTGATTCGGACTGCATAAGAAGCACCGTCTTGAGCAGCTCCGGCAAGTCTTTCCCGCGTCGTTCCGCTCTCCGCAGAATGCCTTGACACGCTTTTGCGCTCAAAGAGTATTTCTCCTGCGGTGTCACCTCCAAAATCTGCGACAACCGAGATACGACGGCGGCGTTGGGGGACTCCCCAGTGTTGCGCGTCATGCACTCGCCAAGCCACGCTCCATCGTCCTCCCACCTCATCGTGATAGCCTCCCCATGTGTTCCATCCCTTTTCAGGCACTTCAATATCGGGGGCTTCCGGCTCTGCGATGCGGATGATCTCTTCGAGGACTGCCGCGAAGTCTCGCCCTTTGTTGCTTGAGAATGCTCCGGGCACGTTTTCCCAGACCATAAACCGAGGTCTGACCATGTCACCTGTCCTTCCGTTTGCTCTGTCATGCTCTCTCATCTCCTTTACGATGCGGATTTGCGCCATGAACAATCCGCTCCTTGCTCCCGCCAATCCGGCGCGTTTTCCCGCAATGCTCAGATCTTGGCACGGCGATCCGCCCGTGATAACATCCACGATTTCAATTTCTGCGCCGTTGATTTTCGTAATATCGCCGAGGTGCTTCATCTCCGTTCCCCCCTCTTACCAGTCCATGTATTCTTCCACGCTGCGCTTCATCTGCTCGGAATTCGTGGCGGTCGGCATTGATTTTGTCGATTTCTGCGCAGAGTATTCCCACTCGTCCCACTTTTCGGCATTCCGACAGGCTGCTTTCCAGTCTTTCATTTTGTTTTTCCCGACCATCCAGCCCTTTGACGCATAGAAATCGATAAATCTCTGCGGGTCTACCGGAGAATGGCGCTCAGCCACATAGGCACGAACTTCCTCCAGCGTTGGGGGAACGAAGCGCTTCGCGCGTTTATCCCCCTTGCTATCGTCAGATAGCGGGGTATTGGTTTCGGTATCGGTTTTGGTTTCGGTATTGCCATTTTTGTCATTAGCAAATGTGGCTTTGCTATTTTTGCCATTAGCAAAAATGCGTTTGCTATTTTGCCATCTCGCAACGGCCCCGGCCTTGCCCGCTTCACTCCGGGTGGCAGAGATACCATCATAGCTTGCCTTAAAGCGATCTTCCTGTGCCATCACGCGCTTGGCATAAAATCTCTCATTGCCACAGAGCGCTATCTGCTCTCCCGTCATGCTGTATGCCAGCAATGCCCGCGTTAGCCGACCGAACTCTGCATCGTTGAGCGCTTCCATCTCCTCTAAATAATCATAGGGGAGTGCAGCATAGTTTCTTGCCATTGTGACACCGCCTTAAAACGGAAGGTCGCCGTCGTCGTCCTCGGAAATCTCCGTGAAGCTCTGCGTGGGTTTCTGCGTAGCGTCCTTGCTGCCGCAGAAATGCACCTTGTCGGCAGTCAGCTCCACCACGGAGCGCTTGTTGCCGGTCTTGTCCTCATAGTCCCGGCTGGAGAGCCTGCCCTCCACGATGATCTCCTTGCCTTTGGCAAAGTGGGTGCATATCAGCTCTGCCGTTCCCTGCCATGCCACACAGGGGAGAAACAGCTTCGTTTCTCTGTCCTTTACCTTTTCGCTCCACGCCAAGCGGAAGCTGCACACCGTTGTCCCGTTCTGTGTGGCTCTGCGTTCGGGGTCAGAGCAAAGCCGCCCCTGCAAAATCATTCTGTTTACCATCTTTTTCCTCCTTATTTTTTGGTGGCATTAGTAACGACAATTTCAGTCAGTTTCCATGCCTGTTCCTCGGTGAACCCAGCCGCAACATAACTGGCGTACAGATTACGCAAATCGGTGGCCATTTCATCGTACTGTTCAGCTTTGCGGGCTTCCGAACGCTTCGCAGTGAGTTCTGCGATTTGCGCAGTTAGTTCCCTGCTTTTTTCCATATTTTTTCCTCCTTACAAATAGTTTTTCCCAAATTCACGGCGGAAGTCATCTTCCGTCCAGCCCTGCTCCCGCATGGCCTTTAACTGACCATATCGGCGCAGCAGGCGCATTTGATTTCCGTTGCGGTGTACAGCGTTCCCACCGTTCCTGTGGCACTTATCGCCGCAGAGATACACCACAAGGCCGTATTTCTCGCTTTTGTTTCGGTATGCCCCACCGAAGATGTGGTGCCGCTCCAGCGGGTCACTTGCGCCATTTCTTCCGCACAGGAAACACCGTCTCTCGTCAGTCACCTTTATCACCCCCCAGCGGCTGGGCTTCGCCCCAGCGGGATTTCAGCGCATCCAGCTCCTGCGGGGTCATCGTCTCGATGCCTGCTTCCCTGCAATCTGCAACAATTTGGTCAATAAGGCGGCTCATCTGCTCCACATCGTAGGTGCTGGAGCCGTACCAGACGGTCACTTTCACGCAGCCGGGAATTTTGCTGGGCTCTTGCTCGGCCATCCAGCCCGTTCCCTTGGATTCCCATTTTCGGCAGAACTCGTCCGCCGCCTTTGATACAATGCACAGGACATCGCTTACGCCACCGATGATCTTGATTTCCTCCCGATACACATCATTCCTCGGAATCCCATAGTGCGCCGCCAGCTTGTCCAGCAAAACCCACGCATACGCATTTGCGTCAAGGCTCCTGCCTTTGCGCTTGATCTGCGCCACATACTGCTTGTCCGGCTGCAGCTCGTCGCACACGGCCATTGCCGCCCGGGGGGACTGCACCCGAAGGCACAGCCACGCCCCATCGCTGTCCTGCTGCCACCTGGCGGCATCAACGGTTACTTGCTGCATATTACCTCCTCTAACTGCGGCCACTTCCCGTGCTTTAAGCATTTTGCCAAATATCGCAGGCGTGGGAGATACTGCGATTCTACCCACTCGCTGTCATACTCGACCTTGTGAGCTGAAAGCCTATTCATGTCGATCGGAAGGAAAAAATTCTCATATTCCGCCGGGGTCATCCGATATGCGATGATTTGGCAGGCTTTCCGTTTTCTAAAGATTCCGCATCCGCTGGCGTACATCTCCACTTGACACTGCATCCAATATCCCTTGGTGACCTTAAAAACAGGCTTGCTGTGCGTTTTGACCTCGTGTATCATGTCGCGGGTTTCCCCGTCGTAATTCACGCGCAGCCGCAAACGGCGCACTTTTATCTGCCTATCTCTCGTTTGGACATTCGCGGCATCCAGTATCTTGTGTTCGTATGCCGTTCCGGCCTGCATCGCCGCATTGGAAAAATGGTCTTGCCGAATACCAAGCTTTACAGCCCACCATCTGCGGAATGTTTCTGTGCCCCACGATCCCATAATCACAGCCGTGTCCGACGCTCCAAACCATCCGCTCCTATCGTGGTTCCGTATCATAGTTTGCTGACCGCCTTTTCAAGCTTGTCAATCGTCGCGAAATATCCCATAAGGTTATTTAGCTGCTTGTCGCTAATGCCAACACTGGCCAGCAAATCTCGGTGGTCAAGGCCGTTCTTTTCCTTGATGGTGATAAGCCTTTCCAGCCGCTCTTTTATTGCCCAAATGCTATGGCGGCTCAAATCGTCCTCGCCATCGTCGGTATCTCCCTCTGCCCATAAGTCAAATCCAAGCCCCGTGCGGACGGCCACGCCCTTCACAAATGCTCTCGCCAAGGCATTGTTTATGCGGAGCTGGTTCAGCGTATCGGTGTATACAACAAGCGATCCGTTCAGCAGCGGGGTGTCATAGGTGTATTCCATGCCGTCAATGTGGATCAGCACCCGCACAAACCAGCACTCGGTTTCCCGCCCCTTGCTCGTGACTACTTTTGCCTGCGGCCAAAGATAGGTCTTTGTTTCCGGGCATTCAACGGGCGCATACCAAACGGATTCAGCGCCGTTTTCGTGCAGCAGTTTCACGCACTTTGCCCAGCTCAGATAGGGGACTTTAATTAGTTTCCCACTTTCGTCCTTTGCATCCCGCACATCGCAGTAAGGACGCACATCCAGTTTTACAAGTTCATCAAATGATTTAAGCATTCCTTTTCCTCCGTTATCGCTCATTCCCACGCCTCCTCGATATACTCCTCATTGTTGCTGACGCACTCGCCACAGAGCCAAAAACCCTTGTAATGCAATGCACAATCCTCCTGGATCGGCTCCCCGCAGCAGTCGCACACGGGGCGCCGGTCGGTCTGCCTGTCCTGCTCTGCGGCGTAGCACTCCGCGTCCCATACCGGGTCAGATGTCCACATCGGATGCATCCTCCTTTTCCGGATCCAGCTTCCACACATCCCGGGTGACCTTGGAAACCTGGGGAATATCCCCCGCATACAAGGCGTTCAGAAACTCGTCCTCGCCGGTTTCGCACAAAACAAAGCGTGGCTCTGTGATGACCTTGTACCCGGAATATACGGTTGCCTTGTTGCTGCCGCTAACCAGGTCGCCCACCTCGGCCACATCGCACTCCGACCGCATAGCTACCCGGATGCCGCACTTTTCAGCCACGATGGCATAGTAATGTTTTTGCATCTTCATTCCTCCCTCCTAAATTCTCACTTGCCTGGTCTATCCAGCTTGTCCACCAGCCGCACAAACCAATAGCTGACCGTTGCGACCCCGATGATGACCAGCGTCAATGTATATCCGTCCATCAATTCACCTCCGAAGCGCAAAGCGCATCGCACATACCCTTGCAGGGGCAGGCCGGACAATCGCACTCCAGCGGGTTCTTATCTTCGCAAAGCGCATCGTGCCGTGCCAGAAAAGCATCCTTCAGCGCCCTGTATTCTTGGTTGGTCATGTTTACTCCTCTCTCTCCTCAATCCACGCATCCAGCTTCTTTTTGAAAATCTGAAATACCCGGCTGCGGTCGGTGCGGATGCACACGCCGAAGGGGTACACGCCCTGCTCCAGGCCGTCGGCCAGAGTGTCAGAACAAAGGCTCAAGCCTTTATCTCTAAGATACTTCGATGCCTGGTGCAGCGTCATGGTTTCGATCATTTGTCATCCTCCTTCTTCAACAGCTCGTCCACCGTGCAGCCGTACAGCTCGGCGATCTCCGGCAAGCGGCTGGCCCTCGGTGCCTGCGTGCCGGTCTCCCACATGTAAACCGCCGCATCCGTCACCTTTAGTTTCTCGATTACCTGCTTGACACTCAGACCAGCGGCCAATCGAGCGCTGCGAAAACTCATTCTTTCACCTCCAGTTTGCATTTACTTAGTTTTCGTTGACTGTGGCGGGGGAATTTGTTATACTGCCTTTAGCCCTTGCGGCAAATTTAAGGAGGTGGACTTTTTGACCAACCTTTTGACTTTGCCCGTTCCAGACCGAAGTACCGGCGCAATGCGATAGGGTCAGGCTGCCCCAGAACTGCCAAAGTGAGCGGTGCGTCACAGAAACGGAAGTCCGTTTTTCGTCAGACTGGCATTTCCGATCCGCAAGAATGACGGCTTGGCCATCGGCTAAGGATTGCCGGTGAACAGTCTGTGCAGCGCACTCTGGTAACAAATCTGGGAGGAAAACGCCCGCAAACGGACTGCGGGTGTTTTTCTTTTCGCCTTTTCCTCCTCTCCGCAATCAACAAAAACTAAGTTTTTCTTGACAACTTAGCAAACTGTGGTATTATGGAAGTGCCAACAACCCTTAATATTTTCCGCAGTCCGCTAAGTGCAGGGGGCTCGGTTTTGTATTGCCCTTTGCAAAAACTAGTATAACTTAATATTACTAGCTTGTCAACGAAAACTTTGCATTTTTACTAGTTAAAAATTAGCTAAATTAGGTGGTGTATCTTTGGACAAATCGCCAATTGTAATAAGAATAAATTCTTTGCTTGCTAAAAAGGGAATTACAAAAGCAGAGTTTTACGAAAAATGCGCATTAACTTCTGCGTCCTACTCGCAATGGAACACAGGTAAAACAAAGCCAAGATTACAGACGATAGAGCGAATTGCTGAATTTCTAGGCGTTCCCTCTGAATACCTCCTTTACGGAGATGCCCCCGCAGCTTCGCAGGGCGCAAAAAAAGCCCTCGATCCGGAGATCGAGGGCGTAATGGAAGATGAAGATTTGAAAGAAGCTGTCGAGCTTTTGAAAAAAATGGATAAGGAAACCCTGCGGATTTTTATTAAAGCCGCCCGCGGGGCTTTGGAGAATTAATTATGAGTATTTCGTGGGGTGAAATTGGCGTTTCCGCCTTTTCTGTTTTGGCATCCGCCGGAGTGTCTGTCTACATTTCTAAGCGGACAGCAAAAGCAGAAATCGAAAAGCTGCGGGCAATATGGGCGCACGAGAAAGAGGCCGCTTGCGATTCCGATTTTGATGCGATGGTTGCCGCCGTTTCCTTATATGCAAAGTATCCGTCTCCCGCAAACTTTCAGTCCGCTACCAACGCCGTCGGCATTTATCGTGCAAAAGCCACGGGAGAAGCGGCGGAAAAGGTTGACGAACTCAGCCGTTTAATCGTGAGGGAATGCCCAAATCGCGCAGCAGTATCCGACCAGCTGCAAGCCGTAATTGAGTGCAAGCGTAAAGCGTAGCTTTAAAATGTCGCCTTGCCCTGCTCTCCCTCTTTCCAAAACATATCAAGTTCACCGGAAAAAAGATTCCTGGCAATTTTGTAAAGCTCACTGATGGCTGTTTCGCGGTCAACGCCGTCCAGCTCAAGGCCGATTTCGCGCTCGTAGCCGTTTTCTTTACTGATAGCCCAAATTTTCATTTTATCGCCTCCATAATTTTATCAAACTGATTGCGGGTCATTTTACTCGCCAAAGAAATCGCCTCAGAAAGTAGCGCAATATGCTCTGCATTCTTTATTATATCACATTTATTTTTCGTTTCACAGCTTACAATTTCCATTTTTATACTTTTCTGCTTCCAATTCACATTATTTCTCCTTTCGGTTTATCTACCTATAGTCAAAATATGGCATTTGTTGCATAGTTTAGGGCAACAAGGCGAAAAATTTTAGGGGAAGTGTTTTCTGTGATGATCTTATGTGATTTATCCCCACCGCCCCCGCACCGGACGGTGGGGATTTTTTGCCGCCGTCTG